TGATGACGGTCCAATCAATGCCAAAATCAGAAGCATGTTGTGGCTAGAAATTGTCAATTCGAGACACTTGGTAGGGAATGTTATTTATGAAATGTTTTCTTCTTTACCATCTGGAAACTTTATGACCATCATAGTGAATTGCTTATACAATCACATTGCATTCAGATATTGTTGGTATTCCATTAAGGAATTATGGTACACGGTGTTTACAAAGTGTGTGGAACTTCATGTTCTCGGAGATGACAACGCTTGGACTGTTGATCCGAAATACCACCATTTGTTTAATGAGCTGACTCTTCCTCAGCTTATGGCACAGATAGGACTCACATATACCACAGAATTGAAAGCCGATGCCGTTGTTCCCTTTAGGAGGGTTTATGAGATTAATTATCTTAAGCGATCATTTCGCTATGAGGAGCTTTTAGGCGCGCATGTGGCGCCTTTAGCTTTGGAAACAGTCACAGAGATTCCACTTTGGACTAAAACTGGAAATCCTCATGATACTTTTAAGAGCAATTTAGAAACGTATTTCAAGGAATTGTCACTTCACGACAAAGACACGTGGAATAAGTATTCCAAGGCCATGTACCATATGCTACGACATTGTGACACTGACGATATCTCAGACGCAAATATTTATCAGACCAGAACCTTTTATCTGAGGACAGTTACTGATACGTTAGGTCAACTTTAAGTTGGCCTTATGTGCTAGACACACATTAAAATGTCTAGGTTTTCAGGCCTATTCCTGAAAGATTTGCCAGTATCTTACTGGCACCAAGGGTTCTATTCGATCTTCTTGAAATTTACAAAGGAAGGATTATTAAGATTTCAAGATTGCGTTATTACTTACGACCTGGGCTATTTAGCCTTATTTCTAGGGCGGGTCGGTGGCAATCCCACCAATGTCCAAGAACCCTTCTATGGAATGTGCTCTTAGTCAAGCACATTCTGAAAAATTGACTAGCTTCAACCACAAATACCGAAGGTGTCGGATTACCTCAAAAATCCGAAAATTTCCCCATTCGAACTATGGAAGCCGAAGGGGTCACAAAAATAGCTTCCACTACTGCCTTTGACGATGACAAAGCAGTTGTTATGGCATCACAGGATGGTGAAATGACTCTAGCAGAAGCTTATACTTCCCAAGGAGAAGCTGTTAAGGCTGATGATATTGCTGCTTTTATGGCTAAACCAAGGGTTTTGCAAAAGGGGC